CAGCGCCCCATCCACCTTCTTTACCCAGTGACGCAATCTTGCCTTCTGGACTTATGCCAATAATTAGTTTGCCATTTTTAAGATTGGCTTTCATTTCACCTTTAGTTTTTAGCGCATTAAACTCTGCGTCATGCTTGAGTTTATACTTGCTATGAATTTTTCCGACAAGTTTGTCTGGGATTCCCAGCTTGCCTAAATTAGATGCTTCTGTAATTTTTGTCATAATTAATCCTTCAAAAAGAAGCCTGCGCTTGATGCTGCATTGTAGATCATTTCTCGCAGACTCTTTCGCTTGTTTGGTTCTTGTACTGTAATGCTTAGTGGCTCCCAACGTCCATCAGGCTTCCACTGTTTGAAAATTGCTTTGGCAACTTGCTTGCCATCTTCCATGACGTTGACTCTCAAAAACTCTTGAAATTCATCACCAGGGTTTTCTAGATCAACGACAATAGAGTAAGTTCCTTCGCGAAACTTACGCTTGCTTTTAATTTCTCGTTGTATCTCTAGTAATTTCATTATTGTGCGTGGAACTGTCCGAATACGCAATGCGATAGTTCGTGTCCCATCGTGTTCATCTTCTCATCATCTGTTCGCGTTGGGCGAGTGGCATGAATTTCACACCAATATGGTTTGTTGCCTGGGTTTGCGAATACTGCAAATCCCAGTTTCTTCTCTGTTCTGTTACCACCGAAACGTTCAAAATATGCTGCGTTTAGCTCCTTTTCGCTATCGTGGAAAATGACTGTGATATGTAGTTCTTGTCCACTTCTATCAAAGTCTTGTTTAATTTCTCTTGGTTGTGGGTCACAGCTTACTAGCAACAGTGATGCAATCACTGTTAGTACAGCTACTTTAAACTTTGTCATTTCCGCTATTCTCCTCTTTAGCTTCACGAATTTTACGAATCTGGCGTATAAAGCGTTTTGGGTCGCCGCCACGAATCGCACTTAGGAAACGTCGAGTAATCTGTTCGGCTTCTTCGTCTGTGTAGTTTTCAGTCAAAACGTCAAGAAAATTGACGGCTGAAGAAATGATGTGATGGCCTCGGGACTCTAGTACATGTTCCTTGGTCTTATTTGGCACCGCGCGCTGTAGTTCTTCCAGAATGGATCGCGAACTCTGGTGCAATTTAATATCTTTCTTTTTATCCACAGTGAATTCCTAAGTAGTTACTCAGTGTATTTATCTCCAACTCGGATGAAAGAGGGTTTTAAATGTTGCGGTTCTTGACTAGATCACGCAATGCTTGCGCTTTGCCTTTAGTGTTAGCACCTTTGCCGTTCTTGGCCTTCTCACCTTCGGTTTCTTCAACGTCAGTGACAATGCTAGACTCGAATTTGAGATCGACTTTGCTGCCAACGCCCGCTGATGAACGAGTTTTCATAAACTGAATCTGATAACGACCACTTTCTTTCATAGAAATTGTTGTGAAGATACCAAACACGTTATCTGCTGTGTTCACTTTCGAGATGCCGCCAGCCATATGCTGATGCCCAAACTCGATTTCGTCATGCGATCCACGATTAAGCTGTGATGCTGTTACCATGAGTACATCAAGATCAATTCCCAGATTACGTAGTTCTTCTGAAACGTACTTGTCTTTGACGAATAGATCAGATGGTGATACACGACGATCCAGCGGCGCACACAAGTCCAAGTAGTCAATTAGTACTGCATCTACTTTGCGCTTGCTCTGTGTCTCATACTCTTTAATATATGCGCGAATGTCATTTGCTGTACTTGCGTTTGGTAGCTGCTTAATCTGCAACGAACCCTTCTTTGCATTCTTCTTATGGAATGTGCGAACTTTCATATCAACGTCATCAATATTCTTCATAATCTGCTTTGTAGCATATCCTGAAGTCATTGCGTCAATACGCATAGATGTTAGATTCTCACTTAGCTCAAGACTGATGTAAACAACGTTCAATCCTTCTTCAACCCAATTGAGTGCTTGGTTCTGTAAGAAAAGTGACTTACCAGCACCAGACTGACCAGCCCAAATGGTAAGCGTACCACGCTCTAAGCCACCGTATAGCTTCTTGTCGATAGACTTCCAGCCAGTAGACACCATTTTACTGTTGTCACGCATGGTTCGTAGTCGTAAGCCTGGATCATTGAAGTAGTCAATACCCAAGTCACGCACAATACCCAACTCTGCTGCTGCTTTTATGCGCTCAACCATTTCGCCAAGGTTGTTATCGTTAATCAATTCAAGCGAATCGTATACTGCTTGCTTCGCAGCTTTGGTCTGACAGAATGTTTCAAACTCTGACATGAACCAATCAATGTGTTCATCGTTTATATCAGTGATTTTCTCTACAGACATACCAGCGATTGCCTTGACTTGCTCGTCTGTTGGCATTGCTGCGTGTTCATCTGTGTACTCTATCATAAATTTCACTACATCACGATTATCCTCATCGTCAAAAAACGATGGTTGCATGATGTTCTTTACACGAACAAATACTTCTGGGTCTGTGTAGAGAAATTGTAGAAAGAGGTCTTCAATTTCTTTATTGTAGTTCTTAATAGCCATAATCAATTCTATCCATTCTTCTTTTTATTTTTATATCTTGAGTGTTAGTCTCTCTGCTATTGATAATACTCTTAACAGTAAGCAGGTCACCATACATCTCAGCAGCCTCACCAGCGTCTTTTACTGCTTTTCCGTGGGCATTACGCCCCCAATTTGGAAATGCTACTGCCCATCGTTGACTCATTGCAATTTCAACGAGGTCGTCGCCATCTTTATCGCGATCTGGACACAGTATTTTCTGACCTGGTAAGCTATTTATGATCGCAATTTGATCTTCATTGATATTATTGTGCAGAGTGCCAATACCATCAGTGACCAATGCATCAAATATGCCTTCAGTGATGATAATGAACTTGCGATTGAAGTCTTGTTGCTTGTCAACACCGTAAATAAACGATGGTGGCATCTCTTGCATGTACTTTGGAAGTGTTTTTGACGGGTTGTGTGCTGCGATACGTCCTGTGAACCCGACAATTTTGCTTTTATAGAAGTATGGGACAACAATTCGTCTGTTATACGTGCGTTCGCGCTTGTCTTTGCACGGTGTCCAGTACATTTTATCAATATCAAGTATATTTCGACTCTCTGCGTACTCCAAAACTCGCAAAAAGTTGCGATCAGTACAATTTTGGTCGATCCAGTAGCGAATTGGGTGACAATCTTTCAAAAATTCGATTTCTTGCCACTTTGCTGTAACTGAACCCTTAAGTCTGAAGTCGGTTACGCGCTGATTCGTCGCTTCGCGGAACGCTTCGAACTTTAAACGCTTAGTGTCTGCTTCTGGAACGCCTATTGTCTGTAAAAACTGCATCATTTTGTCGCCAAGCTGTGATTCTGGATGCCAGCCAGTGCTAAATCCACAATTGAAGCAATTGACGTTCATTCCGCCGTCTTGTGTAAAGAGAATTCCGAATCGTTCGCGTTTATCTGCGCTTTGGCCGCGCAAATGGCACATCATACAGTTCCGCTTCTGCCAACCGCTGGGCGTACCCTTCAGTGGCCCGATATTTTGCATAATTGCGTCTGTGATTGCTTCCCGAACTTCCATCAGAGTATTATAACACAGAAGCGATTTTTCTGCAAGCACTTATCTTAACAATACTTTGTCGATTGTTCCGAAATCTTCCAGATTTGTGTCAGGTCTGTAGATAAATTTCATCCACATGAAGTTTGCTTCGAATGTATGAGAAGTGATTCCTGTAAAGTTGTCGAAGTCAATAACCTGCGTTCCTGTTGTAATGTCAACTGCGAAGTAGTTTGCTAAGTCTGTTGGCGGCTGCAAGTCCAGTGTTGCGCGAAGTTCCAGCGTACCAGTGAACCCTGTTGTTGCAACAGAGAATGAATGTACTGCATTTAGATGATTTCGCACCCTTGCTCCTGCAATTGCAGAACTTGCATATGTTCTAGTGGTTGGCAACCCTGGATCAGCCACGATTGTCCAGTTATCAGGGAGCAGTTCAACTGATTCAAATGGTGTTACGTCTGCTGAGTCAACAACTTCGACTGTAGCTACAATATCACCAGCATTATCAGTGAAAAACGGCGTATTAATGTTGCCACTCTCGTTGTTCCCTGGCACTAGTGCTTCTTGACCAGTTACTACTAGCGTATAGAATCCTGGCGCAATACTAGCCAAGTCCCCTTCGAAGATAGTTAGTCGAACATCGCCTTTATCTGTCGTAAGTACGTCAGCAAAACGCTCTAATACACGCTCTTTGTTCTCAGTGCTGATTAAGCGAGCGCGAATCGCAAGATGGTCTACAGATACACGCTTGCGATCTGGATTAAGTACTCGAAAGCGCACAGTATTGTCTACGCCTTTATGAAATTTGATTACTCGTCTGTTGAGCGGTGAATTATTAGTCAAAGTGCAACCCCTTATCATACTGTCCACATACATGAGGTCCAGTCGATTTTCGTAGCTAAAAAGTTTGATGATGCTATCAGTCATAAGTGTATTTATCTCCAACTTGCTTCTTTGTTCCGAATTAAAACTATAGGGGTTTTTGCCTATTATAAATAATTACTGTTATGGAACCCGAAGAGTTAGAAACTATACAAGAACAATTCCCGTATCTCAGTTGCATAAGAATAGCTGAGATTGAATACGTGTGCATTATTCAAAATGCAGATGATAAGATCATTAGCTTTTATGATTTCAACGCAATATCAGATGCCAATGAGAAAAAGCTATTTCTAGAACTTGGCGAAATCTGGTGGCACGAATCTAATAGAATACTCCCCATCAATATATTTCTTCAAGGCCAGATGGAACCGTATAAAGACATCATTCGTACATTCCAGTTGAAGAACACTGACATACTCTTTGGCCCTATAACCTCCCTCAATAATCTTTTCCAAAAACGCATCAAGCGTAGACAAATTCAATTAGTCAAAAAATAGCTGAATCGTGATAAATACACGTATAATTACGTGGAGTTTATTATGAATGATATTCGTAAACTGATGGAAGCTGTTGAAGAAATCAACGAGTGGCGCAATTGGGAAGATGATCCAGTGCGCATCGAAGAATTCAGAGGCAAAGTATTCACTGATGTTAGTGTCAACAGCAACAAGACAGAAATTGTATTCAAGACCTCACCCCGTACTGCAAACGAACCTGGTGAGACATACTCTATGGTTCACGATCAGGATTGTTGTGAAAGTGTTTGGATTGAAGAAATTATTGGCGATCTAGATGATCTAGTTGGTAGCGAGATTCTTGAAGCTGAAGAAGTAGTAAGCAGCAATAATCAATCGAATGCAGTACCTCCGCCAGATCGCTATAAAGCTGATGAAGAAGATAGAGATTACTATGGTGACTACATGGTTGAGTCTTACACATGGACGTTCTATAAGCTTGGCACAATGAAAGGCCATGTTACTATACGTTGGTATGGCACATCTAATGGTTACTACAGCGAGAGTGTAACTGTTTACAAGAAGGCACAAAACGATGAGACTGTTTGAAGTAGCAAAACTTAAAGAATCCATGACTATGTGGGTTCCAGATGCGCCAAGAGAGATGAAAGAACTATCGTGTGACTTCTGTGAAGGCACTGGTATTGACCAGTTCTACAACCCAAAAACAGGTCGCACGTATTATCCTGGTCGCCCAGATGAACTGAAGGGCAAGTTGCCAGAGTGGGATAAAGTTCTCGTCAAGCTATACGATCAGCAAGAACGTCTAGAAAGTCGTCGCTTTACCATTCAATCTTTCTATGATGCAAACAAAGAAGCGCATCCTGACATTGAAAAGAAAAGCAAGCAGATGCTTGATGACATCAAAGCTGAGTTCAGTGATTTGCAGCGCAAGATTAACAATCGTATTGCCCGAATTGAGAAGAAAGTCAAGCTAGTTAAACAATTAGAAACACTTGACTGTGGCTACTGCAAAGGCAAAGGGCTGCATCCAGAAGAAGTTTCTGATGCACCAGAAATGAATCTTTCCAATTCAAACGCAATGAACTTAATGTCTGCGCTTGGGTATGGTAAAGAATATGGCTATACAATCAAGCCAGAAGAAATACCAGCAATTAAGCGACGTATAATGGAGTTGTTTAACACTGATGGTCTAGAAGATTACACCAAGAAAGGTGGTGCATCTCAAGCAGACCTGGGCATGGTTCGTAGCAAAGATCCTGAAACTGGACTTGACAAGATTGAACGCAAGAAAGGCCCAACAATGATTGAGCCTGAGATTGATATTCATTATCTCAAAGATAAGTTTGTCAGAATGATGCCAATTCTAAATTACGCACAAGAGCATAACCAAGAGATTCACTTCGCATGAGACTTTCAGAAATCTACAAGAAAAAAGACTATGTGAAATGTCCTGATGGTTCGCGCCATGAATGGCAATGGGGTGGTAGCTTTGGTCTAGAATCAAAAACGAATCGTGCAGTAGAAGGTCGCAAGTGTGGTAAGTGTGGGCTGACTAAGAAAGTATTTGCAAACACAGGCAAACGAGTAAACAGATGAGACTAGTAGAGATTAAAGATGGTCTGCCACCTCATGTGGTTAAAGCATTTCTAGCTGTTGCTGACATGCAACGCGGCTCGCCAGAAATGGCTATGCTTCGTGTTCAGAGAGTAATGGGCGGTGGTGTATTAAGTCCTGTTGTAGAACACATTGGCGATCTAACTCACCGAATGACTGAACATGCTGACGCTGGCTATTGGCTTGAAGATATTATTCAAGAGAAAGTCAAGCTAGTTAAACAATTAGAAACACTTGACTGTGGCTACTGCAAAGGCAAAGGGCTGCATCCAGAA